CTTCAAACAGATAACGTACAATACGATTTGTCTGGCATGCGGGACTTAAAATAAGCTGTGGGTTGTCATGCATCGCTCACAGCTCCCTTTTTAATCGAAATCATGTCGCCCAGGCTGACCATAACCATAATCGACGGCCATAATTCGATCTACGACGGGGTGTCGTATGTGGTAATCCTCGGGATAATCCTCTTTCAAAGCAGCAGCAACCTCATTTAAGAAGCACCGCCATTCTAATTCATTGATGGAATACCTATCAAGAACAAAGGAATCAGATATATTTGCGTCACTCTCGATAAGAGTATAATGTTCTGGTACAAGAACACTAGTAACATCATTGTACTTTCCAGCCATTAAATGATATAAACTAGTGCGGCCCAAGGGCCTGTAACCAGCAATTTTCGACGATTCGAAAAGGAATGAGCGCTGTCGTAAAGACAACCGCTTATCACCTTTTGGAGCTTTAGGCAAATCACGCTTCGACCATCCACACATCCTCAAAAAAGGACCTAAATTAATGAACGGAACAAAATCATCACCCGGCGAAAATTTTAAAAATTGGAATTGAGATGGTTTATCAACAACTTCCATAGTGACGGTGTATCCAATCTGAGAACAATACACAGGCAGTAATTGGCGGGCTTCCATAACACTAAGACCATCAGGTAGCAGAGACAATTTGCAATTAAGAAAGTAATATGACATGTTGTTAACCAACGTAGTCAATACACTCCCAGAATACAAAGCGTGTCTGTTAGCTTTAAATCTAGCAACAGGTTGCCCGTAGGCGTCACACACACAAAGAGAAGACATCAACTGTTGCAATGCCTTTTCAAAGCATTCGGAAAAATATCCGTGCCCTGAAACTATCTCTCGTAATGCATCAAATATAGGTTGCTGATGTGATGAATCAGCATTTGACTCGTCTAAGTTTCATCGCAACACCCCATCACGGCATCTAAATGCGAAGCAGCTATCATCTGAAAAGAAAATCAAGCGACTCTTCGTTTGAAGTTCCCACAAGCTTCTAAACTCTCTCTGTAGAACGTCAACATCAGGTTTTCCAATAAAATTAAGTGGGTGGTCATCATACGGACCTGAGTACTCAACCATAAACTTCTTCAAAAACTCGGCACAAACACCGGCAATTAAAGAACCTCGAACACCAATATCACAAATATTGCGTGCCTTCTTCTCATACTTAGCCCACTCTCCTGATTTAAGCTTAGTCTTAACAGCCTTAACTGAATAATCAAACCAAGCTAAATCATCATCCAGCTGCCGCTTGCCCTGCATCCTAAGATTCTTCTTGGGATGCGGCAAAGTGGCATAACTGATCTGTTTATCAAACCAGTCATGCGGGTGATTATCGAAAAACTCACCGAACGCTCTCTTCATATGCACTACATACCTTTTCCATCTACGAGTATTAGCAAATTTCTGCTGAAGTTCAATAACTTCATCCTCCTCCATGCTAAATTCTTCTAATTTACCAGCACTCAATCGATAAAATTTCCGGTCGAAAGCTAGCAATCGCGGCAAAGCAGTTGTTATATTGTAATTATTATTAGCATATATAACGGCACTATGTGAGAAAGTCAACCCGCATTTTATACGATAAAATTGCGGGATGGGACCACCTATATTATTAAACACCAATGTACCACATCTATTTTCATAACGGCACAAATCAGTACGCACGTGGCCACGCAAAGTAAACCGAGAACTAGCCATGGACTCAAGAGCTGCACGGTAAGTTTTCTCGGGGGCGTTTGTGGCAACTAATTTACATAGCCCAACCCATATACGCCCAAAAATGAGTGAGCTAACACCCTACACCACACGCGCGGTCGGACCTCCATAGGTCCTACGCAAGAGTATTCTCTGTGAAACCAGTTGATACAAAACATGATTTAAATCTTCTCGCTCCCTACGGGATAACTTATCATATATAGCGCGATATTTACTATCTAAATCAACCAACAGATGGTTGAGGCGCATATCAATATAATCAGTCAATCCGGGAAGCGACTTATCCGAGACCTGTATTTTGTCATAAAAGTAATCAACCAATTCCACCGGTAAGAGAACGCTCCTCCGCGCATTATGTGCGGTAATAGGGTAAACTCCATTGCTAGAAACAATCTCAACATCGCTGAGGTTGCCAATACGCAATGAAGCATCCACATACTCCGCCGGCTCATAACAAGGAATAAAACCCCTCAAAAAGAGCGAGACCACCAAAAATAAACGCGGCCACCAACCCACAAGAGTGGAGTGATGAAAAAGGTCATAACGTTGAAAAACGATATCACCTTCAACATCTGGCACATCGGCCCATGTGCCATTGCCTTCATCATCCGCTACACCACCTTCG